TTACGTTGTATTTCTTCTCTGATTTCTCCAATGTATTTAACAACGAGTGGATATTTGTTTGCATTCCTGAGTTCAGACGCGCGTACATGTGCTGACCCCTCAGCATAACCTGCTTCCAAAGCACATTCAGTTGGTGTCTTACGTCCCTCATTGTAAACCAATAACTCCGCGAACTTCTTTTGTTGTTCAGATAATTGTTTGGGTAATCCCATGAGGGTAAATATAAGTTAATTTACTTTTTATTACAAGAGCGGATTGTCTAGTGATGCTTTAAGTTCTTCTATCTTTGCATCAATAAATTTAATAGCTGCATCATTTATTTTAACGTCGCCTTTGATTGCCTCTAGCTCTTTTATGATACCTGACAGATCTACAGTCTCATTGACTACGAACTCTTTGTCTTCTAGCTGTGCGATACGATTGTTGAACTCACCCCACGCCATAAAGCCACCACCGATGGCACCAATGACGCCAAGCAGTGCAGCGTATGATGATAGTTTACTGAACATTTCTTGCATTTAATAACTCCATAAGATTTCTATATGCATCGCTAGTATTCTTCTTGTACTCCTGCATCTTAATCTGATGCTGTACTACAGGGTCTGTACCTGCAATGCTTGCTTGTGTAGCATATATGGTTTTGTCGTAGCTTGCAAGACTCGCCTGTAGAAAGAAGGCTGGATCACCACCAGGCAACTGGCGCGTGTCAAACAAAGCAGTATTTGTGTCAAAATAACTGGAAATGTCAGCCTGTGTAGACGTCATCTCACGAGATACTATCTCGTTAATTACATCGAGCGTCACACTGACTCTTTGCATTTCGTTTTTTATCTTGCTTTGTATTGCCTTTTCTATGGCTGCAACTTTTATATCTAAATCAACTTCCACATCTGAGCTAGGTTCTTCTTGAGTTGGCTCCTTGATTGCCTCTTCTTGTTTGGCAATCTCTGTTGTCGGTGTTGGTTCGTCTGCAACAACTTCTTCGCTACTGGGTTGCTCTGCAATTTCTTCATCTACAATCTCCTCTTCGATTGGTTCTTCTTTTACTTCTTCCATCTCTGGCTTCTCTTCGACCATTGCCACCTCTTCTACAATCTCTGGCTCTGGTGCTGGTTCAGGTTCTGTTTCTACAATAACTTCTTCATATACCTCAAAGACTTCTTCAATAAACTCTTCTTGCATCTCTTCAGTAAACTCTTCTACAAACATCTCCTCCATAACTATATCTTCCATGTATACCTCCTCCATCGGAGGCAGTTCTTCAAACATTTCTAGTGGTGGTAGTTCATCAAAGAATTCTACATTAGAATCATTCCAATCTAGCTCTTCAATGGCGACAACATCCATTGGAATGTATTCTTCCACGATAACGTCTTGGTAATAGTCATCTTCAAAAAAAAATTCATCCATCGCAATTATGTTAAACTCTTCTACAATCTCTATCTCTTCTTCAAACACAGGATTGAATGAGTATTCAATCTCAGGCGGTGGCTCCATGAATATATCTTCTGGTATTGTAAACTCTATCATTTCAAATTGTTCTAATTGTTCCTGCACATCTTCTATCTCGTCTTGCCCAGGACAGGTTGGTGGGTTCTTTTGCCAACAATAAACCACACTAGTAGAAGTGGTGCTTGACAGTGTGTTGTAATCAACGGTGACCACAGGGTCGCGCACATCAACGCCCGCGTGGCCTCCGTTGTAGTTTTTGTTTCCTTGTATATCAAAACTAAATCTTACAGTGAGTGTGCCGTGTTGGTTTTGTGCATCAGGTGCAAGTGTAAGCTGATTAGAATATGGATTGGTTTGATAGTTATGGTTTGTTGTGTCATGAAATGTTGTGCTCTGTGTTGTTGTGTCTACACCGTTAGTTGCAGTTTGTGTAAGTGTGACTGTTGACTCGACAGGATTCCACCATCGTATCTGTGCACCGAAGGTAGATGTAAACCCAAGTTGTAATTCTTCTAATGATAAATGATCGTCTGAGTCAATTACAGTCTCTGCATACTTGTCATGCTTACCGGTTAACCAGGTTGACTCGTTGATGTCAGAACTATCCGGAAACATTGTGCCTATCCAGCTGCCGTCGTCGAAGTCTTGTGAAACTAAGTTGCCTGTGGTTGCAGGATTACCAGACGTAACAGTGGTAATAGTTGTAGTGTCGCCTACATTGGGTGTGTCTTCTAAAATTACTTCTGTTGCATTACTGACGGAGAATATTAGTAGGCTCACCATTGCTATCAAGAATATACTTATCCTTAGCATCTATATCCTCCAAAATTTTATTATCCACTTCTTCCATGTATCTTAGCGTCTTTGTATACTCCTCATAGTCTGGTCTCTCTTTGTCATATTTATTCCATTCGTCTAATGCTTCATCACCTATCTTGCCGTTGAATGGGCACGGTGTACCAGCATGGGCCATGGCCGAGAAGACTCTGCTGTCTTGACAGAGTATAGATACAGCTGCAACTTTCATGTTAAAGTCAAATAATAATTTAGATAGTTTCATTCTTTCACAATTCATATCACGCTTTGTGATACCTATGCTGCCACCTATCAATGGTTTTTGTATTCCTAAACCAACGCCAACAGTACACAGATCTTGAGACATAGCAGAGATGCCAGGAGCAGATGCTGAAGGCACAGTCCTAGTGTCTCCTGTATAGGAGTTATTATTGTTGTTTGTTGTGTTTGTCGTGGTTGTGTTTTGAGAAGATCCAGACTGATAGTTTGTTGTTGCTTCACTATGATATCCCCCTGTTATTGCTGTGTTGGTTGCTGATGTCCCTGTTGTTGACTGTGTGTTGGTTGTAGCACCAGCGCCTGTTACATCTGCTGATACGTTAACACATAAAAGCACCACCATTAGCAGTGTCGATAAACCTAAAAATAATCTTTGCATGTTGCCCCCACTTTTGTTTTAACACTTCCAACGCTTACGTGCTTGTCGTAATCTTGAATTAGGATCTTTAGCAGCCTTTGGAAACTTTTTCATTTGTCCTGCACTACGTGCACAAAATGACTTGCGTCTCTTAGCTGCTTTACTACCAGGTTTTACCTTACCTGTCACTGCTGTTTTTAATTTACTTCCAGGATTAGCTCGTCTGTATGCAGCAACTCCTGCCTTAGTCATACCTGCACCTGCTTTCGTAGGACGAAAGTTTTTCTTATTTCTTGCTGGCATATTATCCTGTTTTCTTGCCATGACTTCTCCTAATTGCTTCTTTGCCTTTTTTAAATATGTTGGCGACCTCAGTCTTGCCCATTACTTTCGCCCTTTGCTCACCGACAGTAAGGATTTGAATTTTCCTAGCAAACGTCTTTTGAACCTTTTTAACTTTCGCGACCGTCCTTCTAGCATCGGCCGGAGTCGCAAACTTAATGCCGACAGTATCTTTTGGATTTTCATCTGTGTATAGTCTCCTCCCTGAACCTCTTGGTTTTTTGCCTGTCCCTGTCTTTGGGTCAGCCATTAAATCATTCCTTGATAATATTTTTTATAACTTGGATTAGAAACGCTAACGCCGCCCAAGTCACCCTCTATCATCTTACCCATGTATCTGCCCATGGCTGCTTTTTTTCTTGCAAATGTTTTTACGTTTGTTGGTTTACCACCTGGATTACCTGCAGCTCTTTTTCTGGTTACTGCAGAACGTTTTTGACTGTCTGACATTCTGGCTGCTTTTGCAGCAGGCACACATTTTGGATATTTTCTTTTAGCGTCAGCTTTTTGTTTTGATCGACCACACTTTTTGTGCCCGCCACCTTTTTTCTTAGAACCAATATCTACCCAATCTTGTTTGAACCATTTGTCTAGTCCTTTGTGCCCAGACATTTAAGCCATCATTACATGGGTTGTAGCTTTTCTTTTCATAACCTTACCACAGCCCTTTGCAATCCTGCCGGGTGAGCCACCATTCTTTAGACCTTGTCTTTTTAATTTTGCAGTTGCCTCTGCTAGACCTCCACCGGCTTTCATAATTCTTCCACCAGTTGCAGAAGGTTTACGACCTTTAAAATCTTTTCGTTTCACACCTGATGGATCTTTAATCTTACCTGCACAAATTTTAGATGCGTATGCATTAGCATAAGCTGAAGGATAAACCTTAAACTTTCTTTTAGCTGCTGCTTTTCCTCTTGGACAAAGTTTAGTCACTATCTACTCCTAGCTGTTTGTGCTGCTCTCTTAAAGTTA